ATCAACTCGTCAGTCATGTTTCTTATTGCCATTTGCTTGTTAAACTCCTTGGTGGCATTGAAATTGTTGTTGTTCTTGTTTTTGGCTCGGTTTTGACGCTTAGCTTCGTTATTCAGTTGCTTGTTAAGCTCCTTGGCGGCATTGAAATTGTTGTTGTTCTTGTTTTTGGCTCGGTTTTGACGCTTAGCTTCGTTATTGAGTTGCTTTTTACGCACAGAATTTGAGATTTCTTTATTTACTGCATTATTTATTAACTCTTCAATCATGTTATTCTCAATCTTGTTGGGCTTCACGTTGATTGGAGGTGGATTCACATTAGGTGGGAGTGTATTCTTACCGATACCATTGTTGGGTTTCACATTAGGTGGGAGTGTATTCTTACCAATACCACTGTTGGGTTTCACATTGACATTCTTCTTCTTACCACCCTTGAAATAATTGAAAAAGCTCTTACCACTCTTTTTAGCGGGGACCGTGGCAGCAGCATTCTTCTTCTTACCACCCTTGAAATAATTGAAAAAGCCCTTACCCTTCTTAGCGGGGGCAGTGGTAGTGGCATTCTTCTTCTTACCACCCCTGAAATAATTGAAAAAGCTCTTACCACTCTTTTTAGGAGGGGGCGCATTTGGCCTCACATTATTGTTACCAGTTCCAGTGTTTGTAGTACTGGGCTTCACATTGTTGTTTGGTTTCCCGTTGTTTGGCTTCACGTTGTTGTTACCAGTTCCAGTGTTTGTAGTACTGGGCTTCGCATTGTTTGGCTTCACGTTGTTGTTACCAGTTCCAGTGTTGGTGGTACTGGGCTTCACGTTGTTTGGCTTCGCATTGGGCTTCACATTGTTGGGCTTCACATTAGAGGGTCTAGGAGGAATGGGGGCAGGACCTGGTACTACCGTGCGTCCTTTTAAGAAATTTGGTGTTCCACTCGGTGGTCCCCCGACCGGTGGGCCACCAGCCCCGGGACCCGATTTTTGTTGTAAAAATGCAGGGGTTGTTATAGGTGGGGGTCGATTGGGAGGTTTGGGGAAAAATGGTACCTTCGCGCCACTTTTTATATTTTTGGGAGTTAAGCCCCTATTACTCATAAATCTCACGCGCTTTGTGGTCGCTTCGATTAACTCCTTTTTTGTCATGTTTTCTGCATTTTCGACACCAACCTTATTGGCTATCCTGAGAAGATCTTCTCTCTTAGTCTTGGGATCAAATAATAGGTCATAATTCCTGTTACCTAATACAACCTTAGCCTGTTCAGGTACTAAGGGTTTCTCAGGTACATTTGGTCCTTTGAAAATCGTTACAACTTTCGCTGCTGTACTTTGTACTGCTGCGGGGCGTTTTTGTACGGTCTTTTTCACTGCTGTACTTTGTACTGCTGCGGGGCGTTTTTGTACGGTCTTTTTCACTGCTGTACTTTGTACTGCTATGGGGCGTTTCGCTGCTGCGACTGAAGACCGTTTACTGAGTTTGACAGGTTCGGATATATTCAAAAACTGGAGACGTTTCAGAATTGTATCAGTGAGCTGTTTCTTCGTCAACGCATCAACTTTTTTGATGTTAATCTTTTCAGCCAACTTTTTCAAGGTGACTCTACTCGAAGACCTGTCAAATAATTTCTCATAATCATTCGAATTGAATGGTGATTTCTTATCCAGTAAATACATTCTATCTGGTGTAAGAACCAGGGGTGGTAAGAGTAACTTTCCTTCCTGGATATTAGTGTATACTTCACAAATATTCTTTTTTGTTAGTTTAGTCTTTCTTCCGGTTTTGATTTTAACCACGTTCCGGAGAATTTTAACGCTCGTGCCCTTTTTGCACGGGTCTGTCATATATTTTAAACTAACAAAAAAAAGTGATTAATGGCTCATGTATCCCCTATTAAACAATTGTACTTTTTCTTCATAACTCATACTGAAATCAAACACATCTGTATCTTCAACATTGATCTCGTGTATTTCTATTGGTAAATCGTAAGTCACGCGGTTAGACAGTGCTGAACGAACCAAACACTCTACAAATTGTTTTGGTGTTTGTATATCTTCTTGATATATCCGATTCATCTTAATCTTAACACATGTAACTTCATATGGTTTTTTATCAAAAAATGGTGTCATTGGGTATTCCTCCTTCATACCCCCATCTACGTAAGTTTCACCGTTATACTTACCACACGCAAATATGAAAGGTACAGCCATACTCATACATACAGCATCTATGATATTCATGTCCGGGTGGGTATCTTTAGAGAAATACACCGTTTCAGAAGTATTCATACAGAATGCTGAAATGTAAATTTTCATATCAATTTCTTTAAAAGTGGGATCACACCCACATATTTCTACTAATTTTTTACGAATGGGTGCCATATCAACAAAACCAAATTTGTTAAAAAAGGACCCTATACGTATCTTAACAAAATTGGGGATATTCAAATTTAATGAAGTTTCCAGAATTTCATCAACCGACATTCCAACCCCTAAGAATAATGCTAAAATCGACCCAGCGGAAGACCCTGAAATTTCCTTGACATCAACTAATTCAGACTCCCGCGCTTTTAATACACCGATCAATGAAAATATTCCCATAGACGCCGGTCCGAGAATAAGATACTTCATCTTCCTACTTAATAGAATTGAGGAAATTGACGACGTAATATCGCAAATACTAGAGCGTACACGACTGCGTGTGTGAGCACGGATTCTATGCTCGTCTGACCAGATCCGAAGATACCACCCGACTTGGGGGGAAGTGTGAGTAAGAGACCGGGGCTTAGTAAGATAAAGAGAGCGGTGGTCACGAGTAAGTCGGTCTTTGTGAGTACGATGCCCATTGTTTTGGCAATTAGGCTGTACACGAGAAAGAATACAAGTGCGTGGAAAAATACCGCCATCTGACCAGTCTTTCGGTTCATGAAAGATATTTTCGAGCCGTCGGTGGTCAGAAGAAGACCGGGGCTTAGTGACAAAAAAAGAGCTGCGGGGATGGCGACCTTTTGTGACGTGATATCGGGTAACATTTAATATACACACATATAATTTTTAGCATAAGCAGTAAAGTCGTTAAATGTAGCTCCACGCATCATATATTCGTGTACACCATTTTCATTTACAATGCGCCTGATGTTTCTCCAAATATGACCAAGTCGCTCTTCGTACCACATCGTCTGTTCCTGATATTCCCATGTTGTGCGTGTCAAACCCGTGTCACGCTCTTCATAGCAAAACTCGACAAAGTCGCAAAACTTTCCAGTATGTTCAATCTGTGCATCATACAGCAGTGTATTCATCGTATTCCACATATACCGTAATTCATCTGAGTATTCGACTTCCCAGTCTTCAATATTCAGAGGAGTGTGTTCATTTTCGAACCCTTCGTCATCACTGACATCGGGATCAAATCCGTTATTGGCTTCGTATACGTATTGGCTCCAGACCATGGTTAGTTACTTATCTTCTTTCTCGGGTTTATCCTTTATACCAGTTAGTGACAGAGAGGTCGACTCTTTCACTTTAAGACCATCTTTAATAGCATTAAGTGCTCCTTCCACCTTTGCTTCATCACCACCAAAAAATTTCAAAAGTCCATCTTTGATTGCATCTTTATTAATACTGCCCTTACGAACAGATTTGCGAAGGCTGATTTTACCTTTCCTGAGGTTAATGGTATCAATACCCTGCTCAACCATATGCTTCTTCACATTCTCCTTGAGACGCTTCTCTTCCTGGTTGAGGATTTTGATATCAGCTTTCGCTTCAGAAAGTTGTTTGGAAAGTTCGACAAGCTTTGAAACGTTACCCGAAAGGTCAGTTCCAACGGAAGTCATATGTTATCCTGTAGTTAAATCTTTAAGCACACAAACTACGCTGCATGAGATCGGGGACGATAGTGGAGTTGTTCCACACGAAGGGATCCTTGCTGTTAGGGGGATCCGCGCGGATTTGTTGATTGGCATTGCGGAGGGCACCACCGATGGTTTCGGGGAAACCGACCTGGGCGCGGGGCTCGAGGAAGTTCTGTCCCTTGAGCACGTCCTCTGGGGCAAACTGACCGAAATCCTCCTCGGAAGCCACCTCGCGGGGAAGGAGGGAGGAGGCGAGGCCGGTACCCTTCTGCATACCCCCATTTACAGGAGCCGCAGCGGGGCCAATGACCGAACCGCTACCGAAGCCAACATACTCACGCTCGTTGATGGAGTAGTCGGAAGTGTTGTTGAGAGTAGTGAGTAAGTAGACAACTACGGCAATGGCCACGAGAGTAAGTATCTTAGACTGGTGACGCTTGAGCATATTAGTGATCATCTTTATATATTAGTAACAAATTTTTTTATTGGTCGTCATCAACAAATGCATATTCGTCTGGGTATGTGTCGATGATTGGCTCTGGATGAAGCCTGACCTGAACGAGATTCCATGTACACGCGAATGATTTTTTGGCAAACCAAAGTTCAGAAAATTCGAGAATAACATCGCAAGATTTATCCTTCTGGAGAGTTTCAAAGTCCACGGCCTCCTGCTGAGAATTGAAAACCTTGGTGACGTCGATTCGTTCGCATCTCAACTGGTTGTCGGGTGCACTATGTGTATAAGCTCCCCTGATAACATCCTCAGATAACTCCTTACCAAACCAATCAACCGCATTTTCTTGTGCGGCTGTGACATTCCCCGAATCAATTACCTTGATCTTTTCAACATTCGCATCGGATACGATGTCAATGAGAATATCATCGGAAATGTCAGAGATTTTAACACCATTCAATTGAACGAAAACCTTTCGCTTGTTATCATTGCGAACCTTCACAGTTCGGAGGCCATCTTCACCTTTGGTGAGGGTATCAAAAATCATTTATACTCTATATGTGTTTCATTTCTTTAACCCAACAAACGGTATATTAGACGCCTTGTCTAGAATCGATTTCGAAAGCCAGTCATTTCTATTTCCTCTGTATCCATACAATGTTTTCTTAACATTGACATTCTTGGCAATTTTTTGTGCATTCTTTGGCCTGTAATTTTGTTCATTTTTTACATATGACTTATTACTAACAGTTTTCCACTTGAGAGAATCTACATTAAATCGTTTATTCCCTGATGATTTTTCATAATTATTACCCACCTTTGTGCCCTGGGTAACTGTCTTAATGCCATGTACTAACTGCTTAGATAAACGCTCCTTTAATGGTTCGGTTGTGAATTTACTATAGTTACGTGGGTTGATACGAGATGCTTTCTTAATGTTCACATTCCCAGGTTTGGCGCGTACCGTGCGGACCTTTCTGATCTTATTACGGACTTTTTTGAATATATCATCGATGGAGTCGCTCTGTTTGATGCTCTTATTAAACATTTGTCCAAGTTTTATGAGTCGTTGACGATCCTTCTCTTTCTTTTCTGGTCGCAATTTAAGCTTGTGCATGAGGTAAATGTCTCCAATTAAGAATTCCTTACTCGCAACTAAAATTTTGTTATTTACAACCATCTTTCCTGTGCTGGCGTTGCGGTATGTTATCCCCTTCTTTCTCGTTAATGCGACATCCGAACCAAACTCATCTGGGCGCATGAATGGAATATCTAAGATACCACCCATCGTGAAATCCTGAATTTTACCCGTTTTAGGTGATAAATACCTAACATTGAGATCCAGTGCGAATAACTCTACATCAATAAAAACATCACCCTTCCCTGGATTGTTGTTTTCCCTCGACTTCTTCTTCTTGATCAATGTGTACCTTCTAGTCACATACGGCCCCTTGTTTTTGAATCCCACACCAAGGAACTTGGTCAACTTACCTTTCTGTGCCAATATGCGATTTTTAATCCGTGCATTTAAGCGACTGGATATTTCTCCAAGTTTATTCCACAGGAGTAGTTTCAAAGCCTGGAGTTTCCCAAAGTATTTCGCATTGGTTTTCATATGTGGGACAAACTTTGCGTCGATGTCACTAGTGACTATACGATCTTTGAAGTCTACATACATGTTAAATGCTTCACCCCCACTTATGATGAGATCACCCGACGATTTGAGAAATTCAGTCAATTCACCGGTTGTTTGAAGGATGATGTCACGGATAGAATCTGTGATGAAAACATAAATCATCTTCTCAAAGTCTTTGTCAGGATACGAACTATGAACACGGTCCCTGAACTTTTTTAAATCCCGTTGTTCATTTCTATCGAAATATTTTTTGAGTTTTGAATCTTTGAAAAGTAAATTATCGTTCATAAATTTTTCGATGGTCTCCTTTGGGTAGATCTTTTCATCCATTATTATATTGTGATATAATATTATGGACTGTGGTATTATAGACGAGTGTAGATGCTACAAGTACAAAGGTGCGAAGAATCAATTCTGTGGTGCGAGGAGAGGTCCAACTATTTCCCCCTGCCCAAGTGCGTGTTGCGCTGGTGGATGTTCTGGGCAACCTTTCCGGATTTTAAAGAGACCCAAGCGCAAACCAAAAAATGATTCTCGATTCTTTACTCGTGATTACCTGTTTGGTTTCTTTATGATAATCACATTATTGTTTCTCGTATTCCATGACTTAAAGATTAAGTCTGTAAGATAGATATAATGTCTCTTGAAACCATTCAAACCGATATCGTTGCTCTTCGTTCCGAGGTAAAGACCCTCACCAAGCTCATTCGTAAGATCAAGAATACCCAAGAGGATCCCGATGGTGAGAAGGCTAAGAAGCGTGCCGAGAACAACGGGTTTAACCGAAAGCAGGAAATCACACCTAAGTTGCGCGCGTTCCTTGCCCTTCCAGCCGAGGATCTCATTTCTCGTTCGGAGGTGACCAAGTTCATCAACAAGTACATCCTCGAGAAGGGTCTTAAGCACCCCGAGAACGGTCGCCAGATCATCCTAGACGACACACTCAGGGATCTTCTCGCACCCCCCGCTGACGTCGTTGTAACTTACCTCAACCTCCAAAAGTACCTTTCTCCTCATTACATTAAGAAGGAACCTGTAAAGGCTTAAAAAAATAAAACATAGTATTAACAACAAGATGGTTACTTTCGTAACGAAAGAACAAATAGAACAACTTGTTGGTACAAAGATCAAAAACCTTGATTTGTACCAAAAGGCTTTTACACACAAATCCGCACTCAAAGAATATGAACAATTTACAGAATCATTTGAAACTCTGGAATTTATTGGTGACTCCGTACTAGGTTTTGTTATCACCAAGTTTTTATTTGATCGTTACGAAAGTCGACAAGAAGGTTTCCTCACGAAAGCTCGTACAAAGCTCGTTCGTGGTGAAACATTGGCTAAAATAGCCAACACGATGGGGTTGAATGCATTAGTTATCATGGATGAAAAGGGTATGCGCAATGGATGGAATAACAACCCCAAGATTTTAGAAGATGTGTTCGAAGCTCTAATCGGGGCTCTTTACATGGATCTTGGTCTTCTTCACGCTAAAGAATTCGTACTCAGGATCTACACAAATCCCGCTATGATTGACCTGAATTCCATAATGGTTGACGATAACTTCAAAGATCATCTCATGCGTCATTGTCAAGTGAACAATCACCAACTCCCGGAATACCGTGTAGCTGGTCATCATGAGGGTATATTTTACATAGATGTATATATCGATAATCAGTACGTAAGTCGAGGTACCGCTAAAAGTAAAAAACACGCTGAACAGGAAGCTGCGAAACACTTTTTTCAAAGAATAGAACACTTTAAAAGACAAGGATTGGCTTAAAAGATTGAGAAGTATATTATTTAATAATGCACCCAAATGTTAAAGCTTTATTGGAGAGGGAATATGCGGCGCAGAAATCCGAAGAGTGGCTCGCACTCCGTGGTAACATGTTGACCGCTTCAGATGCTGCTACAGCCATTGGTGTTAATAAATACGAAACACCTGCGGACCTCTTACTGAAAAAATGTGGTCTCGGTGAAAAATTTACCGGTAATGCGGCCACCCGTCACGGTGAGAAATTTGAAGATGAAGCGCGTATTCTCTATGAAGAGAGACATGGAGAAGTCGTCCATGAACTCGGTCTTTGTCCACACCCCGAACACACGTGGCTTGGTGGGAGTCCCGATGGTGTATCCGAGTCTGGAAAGCTTGTCGAAATTAAATGCCCTCCTATGCGACAGATTATACCTGGGGAAGTACCCATTCATTATATGCCTCAGCTTCAGTTGTGTATGGAGATTTTGGACTTGGAAGAGGCGGATTTTATTCAGTACAAACCGGCGGAGACCAATTGGCCAAAGCCTGAAGAGTTTGATGTCGTGAACGTTAAGCGGGACCCCGAGTGGTGGAAGACCAATTTCCCGATTATGAAGGAATTTTGGGAAAAAGTACTCTATTTTCGAGAACATATTGATGAACTTCCAAAACCTAAGTTGAAGAAGACTCGTAAGAAAAAGGAACTCGAACCAACTGTCTGCGAAATTGAACCACTTCCCGAAGAAGATCCCTACAATGACGACTGAAGACCAATACATCTTGGCGACAAAGACCCTTAACGGGCGTCTATTCTCACCGTACCAAAAGGAGGGTGTGATGTGGATGCTCAACATGGAAAATCAAAAATCAGGACCCAAAGGTGGATTTCTGTGTGACGAAATGGGTTTGGGTAAAAGTGTGCAGTTGATTTGTACGATGCTCGGGAACCCGACGCCTCGTACGCTTATTATCGTACCCAAATCGATTATCACACAGTGGGTTGAAGAAATCAACCGATTTGCCCCTAACTTGACGATCAATATCTTTGATGGTCCAGAACGGAAAATGAAAGAGGCTGATATTACAATTGCACCTTACACTCTACTCACCGTCAAAGGTGCTGAAAGTGGTGCATCCACACCTCTCCACCACGTGCAGTGGGATCGGGTCATTCTGGATGAAGCACATGAAATACGAAACAGTGGTTCAAAGTTACACAAAAGTGTGTGTCGTTTGCATTCCACTATTAAGTGGATCGTGACTGGTACACCTGTATTTAACTCGATGAACGATTTTGTTTCTTTGTGTGTATTCTTTGGCTTTCACAAGTCGAGTGTTCAAGCCATGACCAAAGATATCAAGGATATTTACATCCTTCGTCGAACCAAAGAAGATCTTGCACAAATCAATGAACGCCTCAGGCTCCCACCGTGTCACTTTGAAAATGTTGAACTTGATATGCTCCCAGAAGAAAAGGCTCTCTATGAATTTGTTTTTTTGGAAGCACAGGATATTATCAAGGATGTTTTCAAAGATGCAGTGAGTTTGAATTCAAAAAATATGGTCATTTTGGAGTGTCTTCTTCGTGCTCGTCAATGTATGATTTGGCCACAAATGTATCTCGACGGGGTGGCTTCTAAAAATGGTGTTTCACCAACAAAATGGACCGGGAGGTCAAAAAAAATGGAAACATTGTTCAGTTTGATTGAAGAACATCCAAAGGAAAAAAGTCTCATATTTTGTCAATTCCGTGGTGAAATGAATCATATTCAGAAAAATTTAAAGTGTCAAGTTTTCAGAATCGATGGGTCAGTTTCAAGAGATGACAGAGTTGACCAAATTAATGCGTTTAAACGCGCACCACCTGGAGCTGTTTTTATCATTCAGATAAAAAGTGGGGGTCAGGGTCTCAATCTCCAGGAGGCCACACGGGTGTACATTACCGCCCCCGCGTGGAATCCGGCCACCGAACTCCAGGCGATTGGTCGGAGTCATCGCACAGGTCAGAATCACACAGTTTTCGTGAAAAAGTTGGTATACAAAGAATGTGTACAATTTGTCAGTGTCGAAGAAGAAATGATGGCATTACAGGGTCATAAATCATTGGTTTGTTCGGAAGTTCTTAACGACGATCGTGTTAAAACACAGATCCCCGTCAATCGAATTACCGATAAGATTTCAATCTTGGACATCAAAAATATTTTCAGAGCATAAGATAAATGACTGTTGGTTCTCGTGCAGAAGTATTCCATGGCAACGCTACCCAGACAAGTGGTGGTCTCACCAAAAAGGACCTAAAGATGAAGGATGGTCGGATTATCTCCAAGGCGGCGAGTAAGGCTTCGAAGAAGGCTTACAAGACGACCGCCTTTAAGGCGTTTGTTGATGCGGCGAAGGCGAAATCCAAGGATGGTAAGTTCCACCGCGTTCCTAAGGAGGGAACCAAGGCGTACGATAAACTTCTCAAGCAGTAAAAAATCTATGTATTAATTAAGAATGACCATAGCGTTATGGAACTACTCTGTTAAGGAGGCGAAGGACCGATTGAATATTGATCGTTCCAAGTTCGTGCGAGTACAGGGGAAATTACTCAAAGAAGCTCAGGAAATTTATCATATATTATTAACCAAGCCCACGCGGCGTGTGAAATCTAAAAAGTAGATTTGATAAAAAAATATCAGTAAATACTAAATGGCTCCAGTCAAAAAGGGAAAAGCTGGATCTTTTATGAATAAGATGAAGAAGCAGGGAGCTGCGATGGCCAAGCAAGCACAATCCCAAGGTAAAGCCATGGCTGCCAAGGCCAAGGCTCAGGGTCCTGGTATGATGGCACAGATTCAAGCTAAGGCCAAAGCTGCTGCGAACAAGGCCAAGGCTCAGGGTCCCGGTATGATGGCACAGATTCAAGCTAAGGCCAAAGCTGCTGCGAATAAGGCCAAAGCTGCCGCTCCGGGTGTAATAGCCCAAGCTAAAGCTGCCGCAAACAAGGCCCAGTCTCAAGCCAAGGCGGTCGCGAACAAGGCCAAGGCTGCCGCCCCAGGTGTGATGGCCCAAGCCAAGGCGGTCGCCAACAAGGCCAAGGCTGCTGCTCCAGGTGTGATGGCCCAAGCCGGTGCTACTACAGCTACAGGTAACAAGCCTAAAAATAACAGCGCAGTGAAGAAAGTTGCCAATGCGGTGTCATCCAATGGGAGGGCGAATTTTAAGGGTAAAGCGATAGCTAACAAGGTTCAAGCGGATGGGCGCAGGATGGCGGAGAATACCACCAAACAGGCCCTCTCAGCGATAGAAAAGGGGCGTAACATGGCCAAAAAGGCGCATCGCCAGGCTATTAACATGGCCACACAGGCTCATAACCAAGCACTCGAGAAGGCTCGAATGGAGGCACAAGCCAGTGGTCTTCAATTTGGTGAAGAAATGCCTATGAATTATATGGATAATATGGGTCGTCGCATCATGCAGGGGCCCAATGGCGGTGCTTATGTAAACATGCCCGGTGGTGCCAAGAATTACAGGCCTAACGCGGCTTTTAGGAACCAAGTGGGTAGTGGTATGGTAACACCCGTCGCGGGTCAAAGTGGGCTTCCCCAAAATCTCCGATTTTAAATAAGAAACTGGAAACCTTTTAAATTTTGAGGCTCGTATACAACGAGCTGATGAAGCTTCCAAGTACACCCAAACTTCCTGTTCAAGAAATACACGCTATTTAACTCAGCAATAGCATGACCAGAATTTCTTGAATAGAGACCATTAGAAACCTCTGCCCTGACTGCGTTTTTATCAGAATCATAGACACCAGCCTTAATCATTCCTTGGTGATCGGTGTCAACCTTTACACGAAACTTGGGTTCCCTATCGGGTGACTCTTTGACGTTAGAATTAAACATTGGTACGAGTTCATCCTTTGTCATTTGGTTACCAAAAATCTTTTCACTTTGATTTACGACTGATTCTATGATCTTATCCTCAATCTCACGAATACCTTCATAGAATTTTTTAATATAACTACCATCTTCATCGTGTCCCTTCAATGCAAAGTCGATATTATACTTCGTCATTCCTACTTCAGGTGTAAATCCTGACACACCAAATGGCATATACAACCTCGGAAACTGAATACGCATAGGAGTTCCCTGTTTTGTCGATAGAACTACTTTTCGATTGTTATATTCCCCGATTTCAAGGTTGTTGATAGCTTCATTAATTTTCGACATTTCTAATTTATAGTGTGGTTAAAACTTTAAGCCGAACACGCGACACAGTCTGGTTCTAAACTGAATTGGATTGGTCGAGCCTTTGCCTTAGATCTCAGATAATACATACCGGTCTTAAGACCCGACTTCCACGCGTACATATGCATCGAAGATAACTTGGACATTGTGGGACTTTCCATGAACAGATTCATCGATTGTGATTGGTCTATGAACCTACCGCGATCAGCTGCCATGTCGATGATACATTTTTGGCTAATTTCCCATACAGTTTTGTAAAGTTTTTTAATATTATCGGGAATATCGACAATGTTTTGAATAGACCCACCCGCCTTGACCATGAGATCTTTCATTTCCTTGGACCAGAGACCCGCCTTCTTTAGGTCATCTACGAGATGTTTGTTCACCACTACAAATTCACCCGCAAGTGTGCGTCGCAGATAGATGTTCGTCGTGTACGGTTCAAAACATTCATTGTTACCGAGAATCTGTGCAGTAGAAGCAGTAGGCATCGGTGCCATGAGAAGACTGTTCTTAAGACCCTTATTCTTGATACGCTCAGCCATTTCAGTCCAATCATACCTAAGTGGGTACTTAGCCTCACCACCCCACATAGATGGCTGAAGAATACCCTGAGAAGCTGGTGAACCTTCGAATGTTTCATACGAACCGTCAACTTCCGCCAATTCGGATGAAGCTTCGAGTGATGCGTGGTACATAGTTTCAAAAATCTGTGCATTCATCAATCGTGATTCCTCACAGTCGAATGCGAGACCACACAGAATGAATACATCTGCAAGACCTTGAACACCTAGACCAATGGGACGATGTCTCATATTAGACTTCTTCGCCGTTTCAACTGGGTAGAAGTTTCTATCGATCACGCGGTTCAGGTTTTTCGTAACAATCTTAGTGACTTCATGCAATTTATCAAAGTCAAATGTTTTCGCCTCCCTGTTTACATATTTGGGGAGAGCGATAGATGCCAGGTTACAAACCGAAGTCTCATCCTTATCTGTGTACTCAATAATCTCCGTACACAGGTTAGAACTCTTAATCGTACCTAAGTTCTTTTGGTTACTCTTCTGATTACAAGCATCCTTATACAGCATATAGGGAGTCCCAGTCTCTGTCTGAGACTTGAGAATCGCTTTCCAGACTTCAGCCGCTGGAACAGTTGAATTGGCGAGACCCTCCTCTTCATACTTCGTGTACAGTGCTTCAAACTCTTCACCGTACACATCAGAGAGACCCTTGGCCTTGTCGGGGCAGAAAAGTGACCAGTTTCCACCTTCTTCAACTCTCTTCATGAACAGGTCAGGAATCCAGAGACCCGAGAAGAGATCCCTGCACCGAGCTTCTTCATCACCTTGATTGAGACGAAGT